TGTAAACGAAGTTGAGTTGACTTCAAGTAACTTTGCTAGTGCTACAGGTTTTTATGCACACAGTAAGGATGCTGTCAATGCCGCAATCAGATATATTAATCAGTCAGAATATAGTTGGCCTTTTAATCACGTAGAGCAGGAAGATGTTCTTTCATCAGCCGTAAGCAGATATGCTTTTCCTCATGATTCAAAAGTAATAGACTTTAATAGTTTCCGAATAAAAGAAAGTTCTACATTAGGCAACAGTACACAAAGACTTGGTACATTAGCTTACGAAGAATATCTTGATAAATATATAGAACAAGAATACACCACCGATTCTGCATTGCGTGGTGTTCCTTTATATGTAACACATGCACCATCTCTTGAATATATAGTAAGTCCTACACCAGATAAAGCATATACTCTTGTGTATGAATATTATCGCATTCCTGTAGACCTAGACTTATACGATGATGTACCAATTATACCAGAAAGATTTAAACATATTATTGTAGATGGTGCTATGCACTATGCATATTTGTTTAGAGGTAATACACAAGATTCACTTGTAATGAAAGAAAGATTTGAAGAAGGCATTAAGAATATGCGTTCTATGCTTATTAACCGTTACCATTATGTAAGGTCAGGTATGATTGTGCGAAGCGGTACATCTAATAACGTAGTTTCAAGGCTTGCAAATTAATGGCAGATAGATGGCAAACCTATTCTGTTGAATACAAGGGTGGGTTGATTACTAACCTATCACCTTATCAACACGGTATACAAGCACCGGGGTCTGCTCGTATCTTACGTAACTTTGAACCTTCTGTGTTTGGTGGATATCGTAGAGTAGAAGGTTTTGAAAAGTTAGGTGGTACAAGTACTAACATACCTGTTGTTCCAAACACAGGTTTAATTCGTGGTGTATTTAAATATGGTGCTAACATCTACGCATGTAGAGGAGATGATTTATTTTTCTGTGATGGATTAGCCGCTACAAGTTCATGGACACAAGCTACAGATAATGCTACATACAGCAGTTCAGGTGTTACAATAGGTGGTTCAGGCAAGGTCAGATTTTTAAAGTATGACTTTGATGGCACAGAAAAGTTAATGGTTGTTGATGGTACAGGTAAGCCATTTAGATTTGACGGTACTACATTTGAGCAATTAACATCACTACCTGCAGATACATCTGGTGCTACTCAGATTATTAATTTTAAGAACCATATATTTTTAGGTGTAGGAAATAAATTAGTTTACTCAGCACCTTATGAAGACGATGACTTTAGTATTGCTAATGGTGGTGGTGTAATAAATATAGCTGACCCGATTACAGGTCTTGTAGTATTCCGTGAGCAGTTAGTCATATTTAGCAGAAGTACAATAAATGTTTTAACAGGTAACAGTGTATCTGACTTTGTACTACAGCCTGTATCAAGAAATCTTGGATGTGTTTCTGAAGACACTATACAAGAAATAGGTGGTGACATTATATTCTTAGGTCCTGATGGATTGAGATTATTTAATGCTACGGATAAAATTGGTGACTTTGGACTTGCTGTAATATCTAAACCTATTCAGACAGAAATGCTAGACTTAACATCATCTAGCCCCGGTGGTTTTGCTAGTACAGTTATCAGAGAAAAAAGTCAATATAGAATATTTGGTTATAATTCTACATACCAGAATAGTGCCGCAAAAGGTGTGGCAGGTACACAACTACAAGAAGGTATACAGTGGAATGATTTACGTGGCTTCAATGCATATGTAGTATACAGTGAGTATGACTTTGGTGCTACAGGTGCTTCAGAAGTAATATACTTTGGAAATGCTACAGGCTATGTATATCAGATGGAACAAGGTAACACACAGGATGGCGCACATATTGCTGCTACGTTTGCTACACCATTTACACCTATATCTGACCCCGAAGTACGTAAGACATTTTACAAAGGAACTACATACTTAGATGTTAATGGCTCATTTGATTTAGAATATTCACTGAAGTTTGACTTTGACCAACCAACAACAATACAACCAGATTCTGTACTGACAACTGATTCTGCCGCTTCAGTAACATTTGGTGAAGGTATTTATGGCACATCTTTGTTTGGTAATAAGCATAAAGCTATATACGAAGTACAAACAATAGGTTCAGGTTTTACAGTATCTATTTTGTACGAAACAACAGGTGCTGGAACAGACGCAGTATTTTCAATAGATTCCGCAACATTAGAGTATGCAGTAAACGATAGGAGATAAATATGGGTACAGGTTATACTCGTAATGATACTGGCAATAACATTGCTGACGGTAACGTAATTAATGCATCAGACTTAGATGGTGAGTTTGACGCAATTGTTGCTGCCTTTAATGCAAGCACAGGTCACAGTCACGATGGTACAACAGGAGAAGGACCTCAGATAGGTGCGTCAGGCATTGCTAACAATGCTGTTGCGTTAGGTACAAAGACTACAGGAAACTATGTAGCAACTATTGTGGGTGGTGTTGGTGTTGATTCAACAGGTGCAACTACAGGCGAAGGTATTGCACACACACTGTCTATTGATTTAAATGAACTGACAACTTCAACATCAGATGGTGATGGTGATTTCTTTGCTGTAGTAGATACTCTAGGCAATCAAAAGAAACTTACCAAAGGTAACATTGCTCTTTCAGGTTTTAATAATGACAGTGGCTTTACTACTACATCAGGTACTGTAACGTCTGTTGGAACTACTGGTACAGTAAATGGTATTACTCTTACAGGCACAGTTACAAGCAGTGGTAATCTAACTCTTGGTGGCACATTAGGTAGTATTACAGTTAGCCAACTTGCAGGTAGTGCAGTCACAACTAGTGCGGAATCTTTTGCAGACAATGACACTACATTGATGACAAGTGCCGCTATTAATGACAGAATAGAATCATTTGGTTATACAACAAATACAGGTGACATTACTGGTGTAACAGCAGGAACTGGTTTATCAGGTGGTGGAGCATCTGGTGCTGTAACACTGGCTGTAGACTTATCTGAACTTACTGATATGACAGCAACTATGGTTGGTACAGATGAGTTTATTGTACTAGATAATGGTGCAGATAGACGTAAAGCCGCTAGTGAAATAGGCTTATCAATATTTAACAACGATAGTGGATTTACAACTACATCAGGTACAGTAACAAGTGTTACATTTGGTGCAGGTAACTTGATTGATATATCAGGCACTAATCCTATTACAAGTTCAGGTACTGCAACAATTAATGTTGACTTATCTGAGTTGACTACATCTACAACAGATGGTGATGGTGACTACTTTGTAGTTGTTGATACATCTAATAACCAACGTAAGCTGACTAAAGCTAACATTAACTTGTCAGGATTTAACAATGATGCAGGATTTATTACATCTTCTAGTACATCCTTGCCAATTGAAAACTCAAGTAATGTAACACAGTTTACTGCAACCAATTCTACAGGACTACAGTTTGCGGCTGGTGGTTCTGCTAGTGTATCATTTGATGCCGCTAACAGGCGTGTTACTTATACCGTAACAGAAACAGACCCTGCTGCTTTAGCATTTGCTATAGCATTAGGTTAAATATCGCTTGACAAAACAATTAATTTGTGGTATAATTATATATAATTAGGAGTATAAATAATGGCAAACGCTTTCTTATCAGAAACGGATACTGGTATAGGCACATCACCTGCCACTGTTTTTACATGCCCATCATCCACTGAAACAACTATTATTGGTTTAAGTGTTGCTAACATTGTAACATCACAGATACTTGTTGATGTACAATTAGATGCATCAAATAGAACTAGTGGTTCAGAAGACAGTGTGTATCTTGTAAAGGATGCACCTATTCCTGTTGGTGGTTCGTTGGTTGTAATCGGTGGCGACCAGAAAGTTGTATTAGAACCGGGTGACACAGTTAAAGTGACATCCAATACAGCTTCATCTGCTGACGTTGTTCTTAGTCATCTTGACATTACATAAGGATAAATAGTATGGCTTATATTGGTGGTATACCCACAGCAAACTTTACAGACATACCTGTAGTAGAAAGATTTAATGGTGATGGTTCTACTACATCATTTACCATGTCTCGTACAGTAGGTAATGACCAAGAATTAATTGTGTCAGTAGATGGTGTTATTCAAGATACAAATAAATATAGTGTGAGTGGTACGACACTTAGCTTTACTACTGCACCTTCAACAGGCACTGGTAATGTTTTTGTAAACTTTCTGGGTCTTAGCATAGCTACAGTTACACCACCAACTGCTAACAAGTCTGACTTCATAGGTGGTGGTATGTTTCGTGTAAATGATAAAACAGTAGGTACGGATGTTACAGTAGGTGGTGCAGAGAATGCTAGTGCTACTGGTCCTATCACAGTAGGTTCGGGGATAACGCTTGATGTAGAATCAGGTGGTACGTTGGTGATAATATGAGTACATTAAAAGCAGATACAATCGTAGCATCAGACGGCACTAGCCCTGTAACGCTGACGAAACAGAGTGCAGCAAAGGCTTGGAACTCATTTAACGGTACAGGAACTATTGCCTTTATAAACAGTTTTAATGGAAGTTCTTTAGTAGATTCTGGAACAGGTGAATATGATGTAAATATAACAAATGCTATGGACAGTATAAATTATTCTATTTTAGCAAGTAATGGCTTACATACTGCCCATAATGCCGCTAATACCAACTGTTTTCAAAATACATCTAGTCAATATTCTACAGTACACTGGGAAAATAATGGCAGACAAGATATAACCTATATGTCTGGTCAGATACACGGAGACTTAGCATGAGTGAAATCATTACAGACAAACTCACTGGTAAGACTTCTGCTGGTGATGTGGACGTTACCTCTGAGGGCGGTGCGGTTACAATGCAACTGCAACAGGGGTTGGCGAAGGCGTGGGTAAATTTTAATGGTACTGGAACTATTGCGGCACGTGACAGTTTGAATTTGGCTAGTTTGTCAGACATGGGAACAGGAGATTACAATTTAAGTTTTAGTAATTCATTTTCCGCAGCTACATACATGGTATCAGGAAGCGCATCAGGTAATGCAGATTCCATTAGAGGTTACACTGGTTTTATGGCGGCAGACCATTCAAATGCCCCTGCAACTGGTTCTTTAAGGGTTAAATTTGGCTTAGGTTCTACTGGAAGCGCAAATGGACAGCTTTACGATAGCGTTTATAGTATGGCAGGAACACACGGAGACTTAGCATAATGGCTGGTACAATTATAGCAGATACACTGACCCATTCAACCGCAGGGTCTGTTACTACTGATTATGTTGTTAATGGTAGTGCGAAGGCTTGGAGTAGATATGATGGCACTAGTTTAACAAGTGATGCTGACTTAGTAGGAGTAGGTGATTCTTTTAATTATACTTCAATAGTAGATGGTGGCACAGGCACATACACTTTTACTTTTATAAACAGTATGTCAAGCGTTAACTGGTCTGGTAGTGCTTTAGGAAAACATGATGATAATTCAACCAATGATGCTGATAATAGACAAAGTATTCTTATGTACGCAATAACGGCTTCTAGTTTTATTACTTTGGCTAGTGAAACTTCAGCAGCTACATTAAATGATTCAGCACTTGGTCATAATCAAGTATTTGGAGACTTAGCATAATGACAACAACACCACAATTTAAAGGCACACATTTATTTGACAGACTATGTTGGGCTAAAGAAAACCTAGACGGAGTGCAATCAGACTACCGTGTAGTGTATGAAGACAACATAGATGAATGTTCAAAGATACTTGTACCTGACCCTAACTGGATGGCTTGTGCATTGCAAGGCGGTATATTACCACCAGTGTGGGTATATTGGGAACTAAAGAAAGATGAAGCACAACCTGACTTCAAGAAACATACTCGTGGATATCTGTTACATAATACAGAACCAATGGAAGCTATGACTGAAGAACAGGCAATAGAATACCTTATTCAGAAAGATGTGCCAGAACATGTCTGGATGAATTGGGATGAAGGTAATCGTCCTAAGATGGTTATCTGTAGGAAGAATCAACTTCCTGCAACTAGAGAATGGCGTAACTCTTGGCGTATTAGCGAAGATGTTACCGTTATAGAAGAAGCAGCATAACTTATAGGAGAATTAAATATGGCTGTAGCAACTTACATTGTTGACAAGGACGGTAATCAAGCAAATGCCGCTAGTGTAACCGTACCTTCAAACAGAGACTTTCGTGGTGCTTGGACACTAAGCGGTAGCGTTATCTCAGAAGATTTAGACAAAGCAAAAGAAATCTTCAAAGATAAAATCCGTGAAGTGAGAACACCACTACTTGACGCAGAAGATGTTGTGTATATGAAAGCACTTGAAACTGCTGACACATCTGCACAGACAGCTAGTGTTACAAAGAAGACTAATCTTCGTAATGCACCTGCCGCACAAGCTATCACAGATGCAACAACGATTGCAGAATTAAAAGCCGCATGGGATACTAGCCTGTTAGGTGACAGCCCTTACGCATAAGGAGTAGGCTATGACACTAACACAAGTAACAGGTGATGGTCTTAACGCAGGGGCAATGCCTTCAGGTAGTATTATACAAGTTCAGTATACACAGTATACTGGTACTAGTGTAAATTCTCTTTCTGGAGATACTGTGCTTACAGATTTAACTGTTAATATTACACCAATTTCAACATCTAGTATTATAAAACTTGAGGCTATGGTAAATGGTGAATGGAGTAATTCAGATGCTTCACATGAATCTATATGGTTTTTTTATAGAGACACTACAAAATTATCAGCACCAGTAGCTGGAAGTAGAAAAGTAGGAATATTATCTGGTACTTTTAGGTCTTATAATGCATCAGATGCAGATTCCACACCAGAACATGCTGTATATTCGTACTTTGATTCGCCTAGTAGTACTTCTCAAATAACATATAAAGTAGGTGTTGCACAAACTTTAAACTATACATGGTATTTAAACCGAACAGTTGGAGATACTGATAGTGCTGGTTATGAACGAGGCACTTCTTTAATTACAGCAACAGAAATAGCAGGATAAACCGATGCCATACATAGGAAAATCCCCGACAAACGGTGTAAGAACACGTTACCTGTACACAGCTAGTGCGGCACAGACTATATTCTCTGGTAGTGATAGCAGTTCTAATGTCCTTGCATATACTGATGGTATGTACATGGATGTGTATCAGAATGGTGTGCTACTCAAGCCTACCACAGACTATGCCGCAACTAACGGTACATCTGTAACCTTAACAACTGGTGCATCAGCTAGTGATGTCATTGAGATGGTTGTGTATGATGTGTTTAGCATTCAAGGTAACTACACCAAGACTGAATCAGATACACGTTATCCATTTAAAGGTAACGACAGTATCATACGATTAAATGGTCAGACCATAGACAATGATATAACAATTGATAGTGACGAGAATGGTATGTCAGCAGGACCTATTACACAGAATGCTACGGTCACTATTAATGGATATTGGAGTATAGTATGACCAGTGTATTAAATGTAGATAGCATTGCGGCAAAGGATGGCACTAGTCCTGTTGAGTTAACAAAGCAACATGCAGCGAAGTCTTGGAATTGTCTTAACGGCACAGGAACAGTAGCAATAAGAGACAGCTTTAATGTTAGTTCAATAGACGATATTACTACAGGAAAATACAGAACTAATTTTTCTAGCAATTTAGTTAATAACGATTTTGCTACAACATGGGAAGCTATTGAAACAGTTAGTAGTAATACTGCAAGATGCTATAGCGCAACTGAAGAGTCTACTACAAGAACAACTTCAGCAAATACGTGTCGCACGGGTTGGACAGGAAATAATACTAGCGGAACTACTGACTCTGCTGCTGTTAGCAACATAATTCACGGAGACTTAGCATAATGGCAAGCAAACTTAAAGTAGACGAATTTGAGGGTGTAACCACTGCTGGGTCAATAGATGTGACAAGTGGTAGCACTACAACTAACTTACAGCAGGGGCTTATCAAGGCTTGGATGGATTTAAATGGTTCTACATTTGGTTTAAGAGACAGTTTTAACGTATCTAGTGCTACCGATAATGGTGCAGGTAACTATACTAAAACTTTGACAAATAATTTAAGTGCTGCTCAAGCGGGTACATCAGGTAGTGCAACTACAAATACAGCATACTCTGATAGAGAGTGTACCGTTATCCCAAATGCAACCAGTTCTTTACAGATAAACACTGGTCAGGATTATACCGTAAACAGAGCAGATGCCACTTATACTAATACGTTAATGGCAGGAGACTTAGCATAATGGCAAGCGAATTAAGAGTAGACACATTAAAAGATGCCAGTGGTGCTAACTCCATTGGCTTGTCGTATGTAGCTGAAGGTAGTGCGAAGGCTTGGTGTTCTTGGAACATGAATAATACAAACACGGTTGAAAATAGTTTTAATGTTAGTTCATTAAGTGATAACGGAACTGGAACTAACGGAATAAACTTTTCTAATGCGATGAGTGGGGCAAATGATTTTTGCGTGACCTCATCTTTTTATGAATCTACGGTTACTGATTCAAATGTTCTGAAAGTTGATTCCGCTACCGCACCAACAGCCTCAAAAATTGTTATGCTTGGTGGTGAATACCAAAATGGCGCAACTAATGTGGCACAAAATTTTGAACTAGCCTACACAGTAATCCACGGAGACTTAGCATGAGTAGAGCATCAGATTTAGCGAATGTAATAGCAAGTGGTTCTACTGATATTGTAGCAGAAGGAACTGCAACAACTAATCTTCAGCAAGGTTTGTGTAAGGTTTGGACAAAGGGAGATGGTTCAGGAACAGTTGGTATTACAGATAGTTTAAACACAGCAAGTATGACTGACGAAGGAACAGGTGATTATACATATAATTTTACAAATAGTATGGCAAACACAACATATATAGTTCAAGGAGTTGCAACAGAAACTGATAAAGCACAGCCTAGAGTTGTTGGTTGTGGAACAAGTGCAGATACAGGATATGCAACTGGTTCACATGGAGTTATTTGTTTAAGGATGGATACTCAAAACGCAGATGATATGGATGTTGTAAACTCTTCTGTTTTTGGAGACTTAGCATAATGGAAATGGACGCAATGCTCTTCTGGAATATAATCCTAACAATGGTAATTGCACCAGCATTCTGGGCATTTCGTCAAATGTTTACTGAAGTTAAACGATTACAAATATTGCTAAACAAAACTCGTGAAGACTATGCTACCAAGAATGAACTACGTGATGACATGGCTAGAGTTATGGAAGCATTGCACAGATTAGAAGACAAGTTAGATAAGGCATTAGATAGGAAATAAGCATGGCTATGTTCAAAGCATTTAAGCCTAGTGGCATGGAAAAGATAGCACGTGCTATGGGCTATCAAGGTAACATGCAAGGCTTCCAAGATTACATTTCACAAGACCCAATGAGACAACAGCGTATGCAAGGCTACCAACAACAGGCTATGCAGATGGCACGTGGTGGCGCAGTGAAACGAGCAAATGTTGTTAAGATGCAAGAGGGTGGTACAACTCCACCTGCACCTGTAGAAGAAACACCAACAACAGAAGAAACAACACCAAAGTCACCATCAATAGGTGATATTACTGTAGATAGAATGTCAACAGGTGCATTGCCTGTAGGTGGTGTAACACAAGCGGCAACAGTACCTGTAGCTGGTGAGCAGATGTTACAGCCGGGAACTGGTGCAGTAGGTGCTATGCAACCTATATCAACTGCTGTAGCTGGTGTAACACAGGCTGATACAGTCACTGAAACTCAAGCAAATAAAATGGAAGCAGTTCAGTCTGCTCCTGCAGTACAGACAGCACTAGATGCTACACAAGCTGCACAAGGCACTGTTGACCCAAGAGCAGAGGTAGTAGCCGCACAACA